TTCATGTATGATGTTACTGCAATGTTGTTACCGGATATTAGTAAATGGCAAATACCTGATAATATTATAGAGTTTGATTATAGTTGGGTGCCTCATCCTTATGAGCCTGCATTTATTTGGCAGTTTGGTACACAGTGGCAAAAGAATGGTGGACCTAAATACATAGTAGCCGGTGCTAAAACTATTAAACATATTGATGTTCAACGTGCAATTATTGACAATTCAACTAACAAACAGTGGAGACCTCTTCAAGCAAATATAGATTTTGATTATAGTTGGCATCCAGACGAAGATGACCCTCCTTATATCTATATGTTCGGCAATCAATGGTATGAACCTGAAATAATGCCAACTGTTTTGTACAGAGTTAAAGGTGCAACCGAAAAGAAATTTATACATGATTATAAAGCAACTTTGTTAGAAGATAAGTCTAAGTGGAAAATCCCTGATAATATAGATGATAGTATGTTTGATTATAGTTGGGTACCTAATCCTAATGATTTACCACTAATATACAAATTTGGTACACAATGGCAACGTACAGGTGGACCTGTTTATGATAGTGAGTTTAGTACAGGTGTCAAATATATGTCAAATATGATAGTTAAAAAGTTACCTGATAACAACCGCAATTGGAGACCCTTACAAGCAAATATAGATTTTGATTATAGTTGGCATCCAGACGAAGATGACCCTCCTTATATCTACATGTTCGGCAATCAATGGTATGATGCCATCACTATGCCAACTATAATATATCGCATACCAAATTCTACAGAAAAGAAATATATAGATAATCACAAAGCGACATTACTAGCGGATAAATCTAACTGGACAATCCCTGATGATATAGATGACAGTATGTTTGATTATAGTTGGGTACCCAATCCTAATGATCCGCCATTAGTATATAGATTTGGTACGCAATGGCAAAAGACCGGTGGTCCAAATTATATGGTTACAGGTGCTACTGATGTAAAGTACGTTGATACTCAAAAAGTTACAAAGTTAACTAATATGCGTAATTGGAGAATGCTAGATGAGATAGAAATTGACAAGTTTGATTTCAGTTGGCATCCAGACGATACTGAACCTTTGATGATTCATGAGTTTGGAACTCAATGGCAATCAGCAGGCGGACCTTTTTATATTACTAAAGGTGCTACCATGAAAAAATATTGTAGTGATCAAATTGCAATACGAAAGTCTATACCGGATAATAGAAATTTTAGACCTTTAGTTAATAATACACTACAAGCTAAACTAGATAATTGGGTTATACCTGATGATATTGATGATAGTATGTTTGATTACAGTTGGTGTCCAAATCCCGGCGAACCACCCTTCATATACAAGTTTGGAACTCAATGGCAGAAAACAGGTGGTCCAAGTTATAATGTGCCACAGGCTAAAGACACAAAATATATTGATGTATTAAAAGTAGTTAAGAAGCCTAACAATCGTAATTGGCGTATCATTGAACCTATTAATACAGAAACTTTTGACTTTAGTTGGCATCCAGACGAGACAGAAGAAAATTATACATATGTGTTTGGTAATAAATTTCATGCACCTGAAATTATGCCAACTCTTACATACAAAAGTTCTGCAAGTATAGGTAACAAATTTATCACTAGTGTCTCGGCTGATTTATCTATTGAACAAGTAGAGTATGAAGATAGTATGTTTGATACATTACTTGATGGAAAGTTTTTAACTGCTTATATACATTTTGTTAAGAAGAAACATGCTACTGATTATAGTTTCCTTAATAGAAAAGAACTAACCGTACATTTATTAGGTGATGATGCAGTTGTACCTAGAAATGCAAAAACATTTATGTATGACAAATTAACAGATTACGAGCATCATACTTTTCATACTAGATATGTAGGTCAACCATTAGATATCATATTCTTTAGTAACGGAGAAACATGTGCTGATAGTAACTATGAACATTTATTGTCTATTACAAAAGATTTGCCAAACAAAGTTATTCGTATTGATAAAATTAATGGTCGAGTTGCTAGCCAACATGCGGCAGCAAATGCAAGTACTACGCCGTGGTATTTCTTAGTAAACGCTAAGTTACGGGTAAGTGAGAAGTTTGATTTTAGTTGGCAACCAAATGTGTACAAATCACGCAGACATTATATCTTTACTGCTACCAACCCAGTAAACAAGTTAGAGTACGGTCATCAAGCTATTGTGGCTAACAATAAGAAATTGACTCTTAATACAGTGGTTAGAGGTCTTGACTTTACTATGGATAGTCGCACAGAGGTTGTTGATGTTAACAGCGGTGTAGCATTGTATAATAGTAGTGAATGGGATACTTGGAGAACTAGCTTCCGCGAATGTATTAAATTATCATATGCTAAGGATAAAACTAGCAAAGATAGACTTAACACTTGGTTAACCGTAGGATCCGGGGAATTTGCTGAATATAGTATGCAAGGGGCAAAAGCCGCAGTAGAATACTACAATTCAGTAGATGGGGAGTTGGAAAAGTTGAAATTAACCTATGATTGGGACTGGATTAAACAATATTACAATAAATAATATACTATGATTAACATCTGTGTTTGGATTTTTATTGCAGTCATTGTCGGTGGAATAATCTACTGGTTAATAGACTGGAAAAAACAAAATCTTGATAGAGATTGATATATGAAATATCTTTTTGGATTAGTCATAATATTTGGAATGAGTCTATTACTAATACCTATGTTTGGGATTATATTTGGGCTGCTCAAACATTTTTTATTAAAGTAGATTATGCAAACACCGGAAATTACAATAAGTTTAGTAAGCAACATATGGACTCGTATGATGCATTTTATAAACGCCGGTGACCGTGAACAGGGGCATATACATACATATGACCATGTTACTTTATTAGCATATGGCAAACTTGAAGTAGAAGTCGATGGTCTAACTACTGTGTTTGAAGCACCTAATATGATTTATATAAACAAAGATAAAAAACACCAGCTTACTGCATTAGAAGATAATACAGTAGCTTATTGTATACATGCATTGCGAAATTTAGACAAGTCAGGTGACATATTAGATCCTTCAATGTTACCAAAAATGTTGAATTCCGGAAATACAGCACATTTTGCTGAATTATTTGTTATTAGATGAATAACCAAATCAAAAATCTACAAGAAAATTTAGCTAAAGACTTAGTTAATTTGGAAGAAAATGATTTGGTTACCGAACAGCAGTTAGACAAAATAACAGATACATATACCCAAGTATATGATATCATCTCCAAAGCAGTTGACAAATCTAAAGAATAAATGCCAAATGCGTATCATAGAACTCACTGAATCACATCATAACTTTACTACTGCTTATCACATCACTACGGTTGAAAGTGCAGACAATATTACATACGGTGGATTAGATCCACATGACGGTAATGCCTATCTAGTCGTAGACACAGGCGACAAAAAGAAACTCAGTGACGATTTGAGAACTGTTGCGGGTTGGATGATGGCTAAAACTGAACGCACAGAAGATCCACTGACTTTACTGAAAGTAGATATAACAGGAATCCCATTAGAAAAAGACAGTGGCTGGTATGTATCTAAAATGCCTATTCCAGCCAACCGTATTACTGATATGGGCGAAGATGCATTCAATCGGGTAGCATAATTGCTTGACAATTACTCTGAATAAATATATACTGTAAGTTATTGCTGTATGAAGCAAAGAGAAAAGTGTTCTGGAAGGGGGTGCGAATCCCCCCAGGTCCACCATAAGGAAATTTGATGCGTATTACTGAGATTGCCGGTTCAAAACTAAGTTTCAACACAACAAAAGGTAGTAATACTATTGGTGTTGAAATGAATGTTGACGGGCAGTATGCAGGAACGTTTCAATACGATGCAGATAGTGGAAGAAGTTTAGTAGAGTTAGATCCAACCTTTCAAAGCAAAGGATTAGGTAAAATTCTAATACTAAAAGGAATCTATACTGCCATCATGTCAGGATTAGACTATGTAGAAGATGAGTCACGCACCCGAGCATTTGACAATGCTATGGATAGTTTGGCAGATTCAGGATATATAGTCAATGATGATGAGTATTGGTATGTTACTGGTGAAGGTGAGCAATACCTCAAACAAGTTTCTTTATGATGGGCCTGCATAGTTTCGACAGGGCAAAGAGTAACAGAGTGGACAGCACGGTAGGCGATGACCGTTAATCAAGCAAAAAACGTAAATGCAAATGACGAAAGTTTTGCCTTAGCAGCCTAAACACTGCTTAGGGTTTTCGGGAAGTTTCCCTCGTAACAGAATAAACTTCTCTTTTCTACTTCACTGGTTGCCCTTTTCTTTTGACTTATTTCTGTAATCATATATACTATTCACATGAGTACTGAACAAGATAAATTCAACCATTCTAAGCGTTTACTCAAGGATGAGAACGCCATTAAAAAACAAACTAAGATTGCCAAGGCTGCCGGTATGAAAGTTGATGAACCCCATAAGTTCGCTAAACATCATGCTATGGATTGTGGTAATCCAGAATGTTATATATGTGGTAATCCTAGAAAAACTCACAAAGATTCACTAACTCCCCAAGAGAAACGTTTATTTCAAGATGTAGAGAAAGTACGTGATAAACGTAGTAATGGCTTATCTCCAGATCAGGAATAATATAACAAATGTTTTTACACTATTCACACTCACTAAATATAAATTCATTCTAATTTTTAAAGGAAACACACATGAAGAAAATCGCATTAGCTAGTATTCTAGCACTAACAGGTTTTGTAGCATCAGCAGCCAACTACGCAAGTTTTGATGTTGACTATGTTAAAGACCAAGTTAGTAAACAAACTAGCACAGCACAATATGTTCGTATCGGTAAAGAACTAAGTGGTATCCAATATGGTCTACAAAGCCGTACTGCTAACTACCATGACGGTTCTGGTATGTTCCACAGTGTTGAAGTAACTGCTGGAAAAGGTATGGGCATGTTCACTCCCTTTGTCGGCGTAGGCTTTGACATGAACAAGAACGGTGTCGGTCAACAATATAACTATGGTCTAGTTGGTGCAACTACTGCACTTAAAGTTGGTCCTGGCCTAGCAATTGGTGGTGTTAAGACACGTATCAATGACCAATCATACAAGCCTACTCAATCAGTAGCATTCGCAACATACAGCATTCCTGTTACTAAAGGTGTTGCACTTAATGTTAACGCAAGCAAAAGCTATGAGCAAATTTCAGAAAATGCTTATGGTCTTGGTCTAACATTCGGTTTCTAATCAATAACTACTCAATACAAAGGCTCTTCGGAGCCTTTTCTTATCATGGCCAGTCTCGCAGAATATTTCGCAAACAATCGTTACAAATCCAAATATGAATTTGGTACTAGAATTTTTGCTAAATGGAATAAAATTCCCTTTATAGGCACTATCTATGGTGACAGCGTTATCAACGAACTTGAAGGTCCAAGACTTACTATTAGTCTAGATTTACCAATTATGTTTCAAAACAAAGTCTATTATAGTATAATTGCTTCACATAAAGATATTAAGGAAATCAAACGTCTAAATAATATTGTACTTGAAGAAGTACAGACACAGACTAAAAAGGAAACACACAATGTCAATAACACTAAAAAACCTAGAAAGCGCATTAGCGGGTGAGTCAATGGCTCATATCAAATATCGCTACTTTGCTAAAATCGCACGTGAAGAAGGATTTGAAGATGTTGCAAAACACTTTGAACACACGGCAGATCAAGAAATCAAACATGCATGGGGACACCTAGAATTGTTAATCGGTAAGCCTTCTACTAAAGAATGCCTACAGAAAGCAATTGATGGTGAGGTTTATGAGTATACAGAAATGTATCCAGATTTTCAACGTTGGGCCTCACTGGAACATAACCATGCAGTTGAACAAGAAATGTCTGAACAAATTGCTGAATCAAAAGAACATGCAGAGCAATTCAAGGCAGTTCTTGAAAAGGCAGAAAAGCGTTTCAATGCACTAAAGAAAGTTGAAGAACGCCATGCAAATGCTTATAAACAAGTATTGGGAGGTCTACAATGAAACCAGATCACGTATGCGTAGTATGCGGCCATGTCCACAATGAAGAAACAGAAGGTAAGTGGGAAGACTTGCCACAAGACTTTCTATGCCCAGAATGTGGTGTAGGTAAAGACGAATACGAAACTATTTAAAAATGATTAATTGGCCAAACATCCGTAATCCTAAGAAAAATGCATTCGTATTAGCATCTACGGATGTTGGGTCAATGATTATAAATCGTTTTGACTACCATAAAGTAAATAACGGCACCATTGGTGTAGGATTTAATCTATTAGAATCTTCTGTATTTGATGCCCCGGAACTTAATGTGATTATGCAAGTATTATCATTGATACGGCAACATAAAGGCGATGGTGTAATTTTTCTCGACGGTGGTGCAAATATTGGAGTACATACAGTTACTATGGGCAGACTGATGTATGGTTGGGGTAATGTTATTTGGTAGTATTGAAATGATTCAAACTGAATCCAGCGAGTTTGTAGGTCAACAGTTAACAAACAAAGAACAAGTGCAAGCTATTACTATTGATTCTTTAAATTTACCTAGACTAGACTATCTTAAATTAGATGTAGAGGGTATGGAAGAATTAGTATTAGAAGGTGCTAAGAAAACAATCAAGCGGTGTCGGCCTATCATTCAACTAGAAGTTTTAAAATCAGACAAGCAGAACTTAATTGATACACTAAAAAAATATAATTATGTAACCTTGAATCTAAATCAAGAAAATACATTAAGTTTGCATGTTGATGATCCTGTGTTGTCCTCTCTTAAAGAAAATTGATGCTAAGTTATTCTCAAAGTGGTAATCTTGGCGACTTGATTTATTCACTATCAGTAGTTAATAAAAAGGGAATGGGTGATTTCTACATTAAATTAAGAAATATACCTAACGTAATAACACATTATAAAAACGGTCCCGTCCCTCCTGAGTATGTTGATAAACTATCAGACAATGATTTTCAGTATCTAAAACCTCTACTAGAAGTTCAATCTTATATTAACAGTGTTTCAGTTTATGAAAATCAAAACATTGATGTTGATTTAGATGAATTTAGGGGCGTGATACATAGAACAGTTACTGGTAATTTCTTAAAAGCATTTTACACAACACATCAAATTTCATTCACAGATGAAGATTTGATTAAGCCCTGGCTAACGGTACCTAAATCAAAACGTATTGCAAAATTTGTAATTGCAAGAAGCCCAAGATGGCGTAGTAGTTCACCCACAACAAATACAACATGGATGGAACTAATTGAAAGCAATAAGATATTAGATGACGTAGTGTTTATTGGTTTGCCCGAAGAACATATTGATTTTGAAAAAACATTCAATGTTAAGTTATCTTATTATAAGTGTAAAGATTTTTTAGACTTGGCGCAAGTTATAGATGGGTGTGACGTATTTTTAGGTAACCAAACATTTACTTATGGTATTGCACAAGGTTTAGGAAAGAATACTGTATTAGAAACTTTTAGTGCTAGGGCATTAGATGTTAACGAGTGCTTTTTTGCACGACAAGGTTGTTATTATTTTTAAAAGGAAAAGTATATGGATATCGAAACTGCCGCAAATTTCTTAGTTGGTTCTATTCTATTTGGAATAGGAATTATATTGATTACTATCGTAATAGTAACCATCAATAATCTGTTTTCTAAGTATTGGAAACCTGTCAATTTTACATTGCCTGGAATGACAGAAACAGGTAGATTTGCAACACCGGAAGAATTGAACAAGATTCCCCCGACGTTTGATAACAAAACTAAAAATTAACAAAATTTTGGGTTGATTAAATAATGTTATGAAACCCACTATCGCTTTGTTTTTGCATCATCCAAAATGCTCCGTGCAAAGCGGTAATGGTATTATGAAATCATTATCACAATACTATAATTTCAAAATCTTTACCCGACATGAGTTAGAGAGTAATTTCTTTGACGATGTAGATATGATAGCTATACCCGGTGGATTGGGTGATAGTGAAAGCTACAGTTATTTGATGAAAGCCAATGCTAAACGCATTACGTCTTTTGTAGACAATGGCGGCAAATATTTGGGCATATGCATGGGTGCATATTGGGCTGATAAGCACTATTTAGGCATATTAGACAACGTTCGTGCTGTACAATACATAAAGCGTCCGAACACAGATACAAGACGACCACATGCAAAGAATCTCAGTATTGAGTGGGACAGTAAACACTATAATATGTTTTTCTATGATGGTTGTGCTTTAGTGGGTGATACTACTAAGTTTGAAACTGTAGCTACATACATGAACGGAGATCCAATGGCAATCATTAAAGACAATCTTGGGTTGATAGGGTGTCATCCTGAGAGTGAATCACATTGGTATGACAGTTATAGTTGGATGAGAGGCAACTATCACAATGGAGAGCATCACATGCTATTATTAGATTTTGTAGATAGGTTGATGCAGAAATGAAGATTACCTCAAGCCTAGACTGGAGTGATATTGGGGGCAAACTAGTACAAGAACTAAAATCAATTGGCTACAACCCTGATCTTTGGAAGATGATGAAAAACATTGATAAGATGGTTGATGAACTTAGTAAACTAGAAGTGGTAGCTAGAAGAACACATAAAAATAATATGATAGATGAAAGAGTAACAGCAATCAATAAAGCTATTGATCACCTAGAAAAATTATTGTTGATTGCCAAATTAATGGCTTAGTGTTTCTTCACATCAACTAATAAGTCAAAACCAACTTCTTTGATATCCATATCAAAGTTATGTTCTTTAGCTAGGTGTTCAAATACTTTTCTACTGAATCCTGTAGAATGCCGCATAAAATCTACACCATGTCTATGAACACTATGACGATGCCCGTAGATAATATCAATAGAACTAATCGGTCCTCCGTTACTTTCATATACTACATCAAGTAAGTCACCTGATGCAATTTTTTCACCTATCACTTGTAGATTGGGTGTTAAAATTCTGACATACCCACCTGGCTTACATATGCGTAGTAGTTCACTGATAACAATTGGTACTTTAAAATAATCAATGTGTTCAATCATATGTGATGTATAAGCACAGTTAACAAAGTTATCTGGGATATGACTTATATTAGTAATATCAGCTAATATATCTGGGTTATATTTTTTATCAATGTCCAAGGACACTTCACGCAACTTAGAAAAATCTTTTGTATATGGCATATCTTTTAACGGGCTACCACCAAATCCAACATTCAATACAGTATCATCAGTGGTAGGTTGCAACAGTTCAGGCCTTGCATACTTATCCCACCATTCACGCCAATTTATTTGATCATCTTCTTCTGTATTATATTGCATATGCAATGCTAGACTTGGGATAGGTACAAATAGATAGTATCCTCGTTTGTGCCATAGTTTATTAATAGTTTCATCTTCCATAACATTGTCAACTGGATGTACACCCATAGCATAAAACAAATCCCAGTTGTCTTTTATTACTTGATGATGAGTCATAAAACAACTAGCAGTTGCATTCTGTGTACGCCAATGTCTTCCTTGGCATCTAACCATATGACTTTGCACTGCTGTATTTTCAGGTATATATCTATATGGATCATCAAACGGGTATATACTAGTATAATTGCCTAATTTGCCTGATGTATCCAGCATAGTAATAATCATATCATATATTGCTTTTTTGTCATATAGATAATCATCTTGCACAAAGTAAACAATTTCTTTTCCGTAATCACGGCCGTGTTCATAGCATCTAAGAATACTTGGCATTATACCGTGTGTTTCTAATGGGATGAATTGTGTTTTAAAAGTGGCAATATTAAGATTGTTTTTAATATCAGTGACTGATTGTTCATCGCTATGGTCATCAAATACAACCAATTCAAACTCACTATCTAAAAATAATTCTTTAGCATAATTAATTGACTCTACTAGGCTTCTAGTGCACCTGCGAGTAATCTCACTCTTGGGTTGATTTACAAATCGTTTGAAGTGAGTCAATCCCATATAATGTTGATTCTCACCCTTGCTATGGGTTTGTAAAACTATAAGTACATTCATTTTAAATAAACCAGGTTATAATACTATATCGTGTGCCTTTAGTTACTGGCATAATTTCGTGCGGGTACATGAAGTTAGACGGGAACATTATAACTGATCCTCGTTTTGGTTTGAATTTTAGTTCTCTATTAAAGAATGCAAATTCACCGCCCTCATAATCATCATTCAACATAAAACTGCAACTTACAGCCCTCGGCCTTGCTTTAAATGAATCAGTATGTTGAATGTAAAATTGATCAGGGTTATATCTAAGTAATTCATACCCTGAGTCTGTTTCTATCTGAGCAAAAGGAAATAATTCATTATATTTTCTAATTGCTTCTCCTGCACAGTTGAATAGCTCAGTGTCAATAAGTTTTCTAATTGCAGGATTCTTATTTACACATGCTTCAAATGATAGTCCAATAGTACTTACATTTCTAATATTTTTATCTACTATCCCAGGCCCAACAAGACTATCATGCCAATCGTCAGCATTTTCATATTCTCTAAAAATTGCATCGATCAAATCATCATATAATATATTTTCAAATTCAACAATATAATCATTTATGTTTTTAGGCATATTTGGTTTCAATTCATTTTTAGGAATATCTACTAATTTCTTGTCTATGGGTTTTTCTTTAGTCTTATCAAAATATGCAAAACTATTCTTGCCTCTACTTTTTACATAGTGAAGAAATACTTGCACATATTCTTTTCCCTCAAATTGTTCACGCCAATGATCAGCCTCACATCCTAAATACATCATAGCATCACCTGATCTTAGATTCAATGCTACTTCTTCTCCATTTGGTTTTTGAATGAAAATAGGCCAATCTGCATCACCATCTAAGTGTATTGTTAAACTAATCTCACATGCCGGTCTGTCTATGTGCCGTGTCAAAGTGCTTCCCTCTTTATATACTCTAGCATAAGTATATGTGGGCAAAACTTTTTCGCCTAAAAAATTACTAACTTGTGGTGTTTTTTCACATAGTAATTCTAAGAAGCTAATAAAATTGTATTTGGAATATGAGTTAGGAGCTTGTCCGTCCCCATCCCAATTTTCTTCTATCGCGGCTTGTTTAAATTCAATCGCTAATTCTTTAGCAACATCACTATCTATAAAATTTGGAATGTATAGATAATTGTTTTCTTTAAAGTCACTATTAATCATGTTAAGTTTTGTGCATTAATATGTTCTTGTTCCCATACATCAATACATTTTAATGCCCATTCAGGTAGTTCTGTAATATGAATGTTGGGATCAGTAGTAATTAATTCTATTTGACCTATTCCGTCATTCCATTGTAATGCATGAACATTATTTGGAATTCCAGCTTGCGACAAATCACACTCATATACGCCCTGATCTCTATATACAGTGGAGTCAGCTGGTATAACAGTTAAACGTTTACTCTCCATTTTTATCCTCTATAGTTAATATATCATTTGGTAATTGATCCAATCTATTTGTAGCCATTGCTAAAAATAGTTGTTGACTTGCTTCTGTAGACTTTACCATTTCATTTCTGAAACTTTCTACGGCTGCACCAGTTTGACGTTGCATCCCTGAATTTTCAATCAGTAACATTGGCAACATTGCAATAGAGCAATTCCACTCATCTACTCTATTGCCGGTATTAATATCATACCCTTCTATTTTCATGAACCAGGCACATTTTAATTTAACACATTCTTTTTTAAGAAGTGGGCAAAAATTCTCACGTTCTAATTGCATATTATAATCCTCAGTTATGTACTTATTTTAATTTTTGGTTGCCAAAATTAAATCTACGTACTTAATTGAAAAATTATAACTACCAGCTGTCCAATTGTAAGTTATTGCACCAGGAACTGAACTAGATGCTGGGTGAGTATGAGCAGAAGCAACTCCTGGTCCTGGAGCACCACCTGCTCCGCTGAAAGTGACCATTTGAGGAGTTGGTGCAGTGTAAAAAGCTATACCCCCTCCTGAAACAAAATTATATGGGGTAGCTGCCGGCCCGGGAGCCGGCTGCGTTGTAAACCAGTTAGGTTTATTATGTGTATGATCAGCCATAGTACTAGCGTCTATTATAGTAGGCGCTATAGTTTCTCCACCTGCACTAGATACTGTTCCTCCCCAAGTACCTGAAGTAAACACCGAACTAAAATTAACAGACCCACCGCTACTAGCGGTACTATTTACTACCCTTAATGAATGTTCATTATAATTAGACGTATCTTTTGTCCAACCAGTGCCGGCAGATGTGTTTTGAAAAATAGTTTTAGTACCTGATGCAAAAGCTGGCATGTTAATCTCTCCTAGCTAATATTATATCAACATATTTTACGGCTAGTGATATACTTGTTCCAGTAAATGTTGAATTAGCAGAATCAAGCAATAGTGGGTGAGAATGCGACCCGCCTGAGCCACCACCGCTGGCGGTATACGGCTCTGAAATAGTTCTTGATAAAGAACGAGAAAATGGGTAATTATATGTTCCATTCCCACCAGCCGCACTAGCGCCTACTGGATTGTGTTTTATATACGAATGAGTATGACTAGGAATATCATTAACAGTTAAGGTAGTACTACCGGTGGTGTTAGAAACTGAAACTGTCCCTGCGGGTGTTTGTGTACTACATACGGTAGTGAAATTAACCGAGCCGCCTGTACTAACTGATCCAGTAACTATACGTAATGCATAGTCATCGTATGAGGTGACTTTAGTCCACCCAAGTTGTGCTGTGGTTTGTTTAAATACAGTAGTTTGTCCTGAAGCTATTTCTGGCATTATTTTTCCTTAAACCGGGTATGAAGCAATAATCATATCTAGATATTTAACTGCCATATTCAAATTGATACCCGTGAATGTTCCACCGGGAGAGTTTGACACTGTATGTGAATGACCGGCCCCTGATGCAGCGGTTGGCCCTAAAGTTGATAAACTACTAGGTGACATTGCTGGGTTTGTTGATACCCCACTCGCCGGGTTGCCTGGCTGCGCCATAAAACCTGTTTGCCCACCAGGCCCCCCTGTTTGTCCTTGACCTATCACTCCTGCAACATATGTTGGCGAAGATACCGGCACACTTGGACCAGAATATATTGCTGGGTTTGTATACGTATGACTATGACTAGGAAGTTCAGCAGCAGTTAATGCAGTGGTACCAGTTGTAGCTTGCAATAAACTACCACCTGGAAATGAACCTGCTACCGATCTGCTGGCAAATGCAGTAGAAAAATTAACCGAGCCCCCAGTAGATACTGTACCACTTGTTATTCTTAGAGCATAATCATCATATGTAGTATCTTTAGTCCAGCCAGTTGGGGCAGCAGTTTGTGCAAACAACATTACAGCACCTTTATATTCATTGGGATTATCTCCGCTGACTAACGCACTGAAACCGCCAAACCCACCGTTAAACGCATTTACTCTAGACATGTATTATCCAAACGTTGCTGCTTGACCTAGTACTGTCCAGGCACTTGAAGTTCTAACTAAGCTGAAGTTTACAACATCAATTTTACTTGTAGTGCCAGTGGGCGCTATACCGTATAACCAATTAATAGTATTATTTGCACCCTCAATTTGAATGTTTGCCGTAGCAGTCGGCATATAAGGAGTAGCACCCTGAACTATTATTAAACTTACAATGGTTGTGGTATTTGCAGTAACAGTAACATTGGTGAAGTTTGGCGTAAAGTTAGCAGATGGGGTTGTATGATAAAATGTAGGTCCATTTGATACGTTATGCACAACAATGCCAGTAGCACTAGTGATTGTACTAAACGATTCTTGTGAAATACTAGATACTGTTAGATATTTTGTATATAAATTATTTGTTAATGCCGCATTATTTGAATAGAATGTGCCTGTTGTTGCATTTGCTACTAACGAAGCGTTGGCATATTCTTGTACATTCCCGGTCAAGGCATTAACCATATTAAGATAGTAATTACCTGTACTAGCAGTACTTACTACGCTATAATCTGAAACGTTTGCGTAAGCAACATTTAAGTTAGCAATACGTGTTGTACTAGTGACCGTAAATGGTGCAGTTCCTGTTGCTACGTTACTTACTAAGAAACTAGCAGTTATATTACCAGCTGTTGCAAAATTACCTGATGTAGTAGTCCCAGTAACACCTAAACTTGCTAATGTACCGACTGATGTAATATTACCTTGAATTGCGGTAGTTAATGTACCAGTTAAGTATGTGCCACTAATTAAGTTAGCACCACTTATCCTTGATAAAGTGCCACTCATCGTGATATTGCCATTAGCTGTAGTAGTTACATAATTAGCACTTACTAAATTAGGACCACTTATTTGAGATAATGATCCACTCATTGTAACATTGGCATTTGCAGCCAATGTTATAGATGCCATTGTACCTACACTTGTAATATTACCTTGAGCCGCAGTTGTTAATGTACCAGTCAAGTAAGTAGCACTTACTAAATTACCACCACTTAATGAGTTACTTGAACCCATTAATGTATTAATTAATGTACCGAGACTTGTAATGTTTGGTTGAGCCGCAGTTGTTAATGTACCGGTTAGATATGTTCCACTTATTAAATTAGCACCTGTTATCTGCGATAGGGTGCCACTCATTAAGATATTGCCATTAGCCGTAGTAGTTACATAATTAGCACTTACTAAGTTAGGACCGCTTATCTGTGATAGTGATCCACTCATTATAATATTGGCATTAGCCGCATGCGTTACTGTTGCTAATGTTCCAACTGATGTAATATTTGGTTGCGCCGCAGTTGTTACTGTACCTGTTAAGTAAGTAGCACTTACTAAGTTGCCACCTGTAAAGCTATTTGCACTTCCTAGTGTTGTATTGATTAATGTTCCAACTGATGTAATATTTGGTTGCGCCGCAGTT